TGTATATGGATAGAGGTAACACCAGACAACAGAGTATTCTGCTATAGGGAGCTATATGGAACAGAGAAGCACCCTTCCGAGTGGGGACAAGAGATAATGAATATGACTGGAGATGAAGAGATATTTATGAGTCTAGGTGACCCTTCGATGTGGGCACGAAATCCAATGAGCTGGAATGCATCGCATACACCCATGTACACAGACAAGTCTATAGCAACAGCATTAGGTCAGTTTGTACCAAACCTAGTACCAGCGAATAACTCGAGGGTAATAGGGTGGAGAAACATGGCACAGCTAATGCACTATAAGGAGGGAGTATTACCTAATTTCTTTATTATAGATGGAACGTGTCCAAATCTAACAAGGACGCTACCAGAGATGATAAGAGATGACAAGAACCCAGAGGATATAGACACTACACTTGAAGACCATATTTGTGATGCTGTGAGGTACAGCTTAACGCATATAGATGCACCAGTTAAGCCAGCACCTAAGAAGCCAGTATTACAGCAACAGATTGAAAAATTATTAGAGTTTGAAGAAAACGATGAAACAATAGATTTTAGGGGAATGAATTAATGTACACTGGTAGTCCACATATAACAAATTTTAGTGCAAGACAAGCAGTTCACGCAGAGCTTCAATATGATATTTATGGTGCGTGTCCAGTTTATATAAATGTAGAGTACGATGCAACCTCTCACAACAATATGAAACTAACAGCAACTCCTTCTTTTATACCAGCAACTGGAACTACTTATCAAGCTGCATATAGAGCTATGCAAGGTAGATGGGGAGTCATAGAAAGAAAGGCAAGTGCTGGTGATATAGTAGAGGTTGTCTTGCAAGGAAAAGTAAAATTTCCAAATTCAATGAGTGCAAGTAATGTTGGAGATTTTATTATTGGCTTACTTCCAAGCGAAGGTGTAAATAGTGTAGGGGCTAATTCTCCAGATAATCATCCTCAACATTTTTGTCATGCCAATACAAACGAGTTTGGTCATACAGATGAAAGAACAACTAATGTAAACACTCTTGGGACAATTATTGCAATTGGCGATGATGGAGAGTATATAATATGGCAAGGCGTACAAACCCCACAGATATCAGATTACTCTCATGGAGAATCACACAGAGTCCAAGCAAAGTTAATGGGTAGCTTAGATGGTGGAGATAACGCATCCACACCAGCTGGAGTACCAGTAAGGCTTTTTATTAATTCTGATGGAGATTTAATGGCAAGAAGTGGATATGACTTAGGTCCTATTAACAACTCCAGTGTTGATTTTATTGCTAATACAAACAATGATGGATACTGGACAAATTTTGGTCATTGGGGAATATGTGAAACTGGAGGAAACGCTGGTGACGTAGTTGATATAGTTGTAGCTGGTCATGTGCAAACCAATCAAACAGATGTGGGTGAAAATGCTTTAATAACTCATATCCAAGAAGATGGTGATTTCTGGTGCTTAGGAAAGGACATTATAGTAAGCTCAAACGACACCCAATTTAGCAATGACTCTGGAGAGTGGGTAGGATACAATATAGCAGACGCAAATGTAAATGTAGATGATGCTATTAGTAATAAAATGAAAATTACAACAACTACAGACAATGAAGATGAAGGTGCACTATTACCAACCTCTGCGATGGAGACTTTAGTAGTAGGTAAAAAATATATAATCTCTGCACTAATTGACCACTTAGGCACTGGTAATATAACAATGAGATATGAGCTAGGTGGAGTTACATCTGGTGATATAACAGCAACAACATCTAATAGATATTACAGAGCAGAAATAACGTGCACAGATGCCTCTGGTCCTCTTAGGATTTATAATGTCGCAGAAACAACAGCAAGAGAAATACAAATAGATAATGTTTATGTATATGAAAAATATGGTAACACAGTAGATGAAAATGCACCATCTACTAACGGTGATTGGACTCCACGAATTTACGGAACAACAGTCAATACTACTGGAAAGATATGCATTTTTCCAGGAATAAATAGAGCGAGTATAAGAGATTTTAAGGAGCAGCAAATAGTAACAGCAGAGCTCTATGGAGGCACTTCCCACACAAATGTAACAGCTAGACAACACGCAGTCGCACTATCTGTTAATAAATTCGGCAAGCTAGTGGCTAAACGAGATGAAATGTCAAGCCACACAAGTGACCTTTATGCACAATATGGAGTGCCAAGTAATATGTGGGGACTTGCATTAGAATCAGGAAGTCCAGGCGACACAATCAAGGTTCTTGTAAGTGGTAGAGTTTCAGATGTAAGTACGAGCTCAGATGCAACATGGGAGGTCGGAGATTTATTGATGCAGATGGATTTAAATGGAAAAAAAGAAAGGCTTACAAGTCAAAAATATTCACTAATGAATAACAGTGACGATAAAACAATAACAGGCTCTCCCAACTGGGCAGATTACTCTCCTAACACAACCATAGGTGGCTTTAATGTAAATACATCATCTGGTAGGGTAGAGATTACAGGCTCAGGAAATGGAAACTATAAACCTTCAGGCTCAAACGGTAAAGAGGGTGGAATACTAGCAAAAGCTAATTTAAGAGAGATGCACAGAGATGACACAACTTTTAATGTAGGTAACTATCCACCATATCGTAGAACTTTTTTAATGAAGGCAGATGTATGGTCATCAGGAGGAACAGCCCCAAATATTTGTTTTGCTATAAATGAAACTACTGCTGGTAGCAGTAGAACCTATATTCCTCGTGACGCAGATGGCTCTCACGCTGTAACAACAACACAAAAAACTTTTTACGCTTTTGTACATTCTTATACTGATGCAAGCACTGGTAGCTATGAAGACTACATGACTATTTCTCAAACAAACAACACGACAGATGAATGGTACTTTACAAATGTAGAGCTATTAAATGTGCCATACTCTACAGCAGGGCATTTAGGAGTGTGTTTAAACTCAGATAAAAAGGAGTGGTATATCCATTGATAAATAATTATAAAGCACAAAGAAATGTAAGAGCAGAGCTTTCAGGAGCAGTAGACCTAGGAGAGCCAGTATCCTTATACATTAAAGAGGATGAGGTTAAGTATGGAAGTAAAAATTTAATATTAAATGGCAGTTTTACTGATAATGTAGATAATTGGACAAATAGTGCATCTAGACCTTGGGATTCCATGGTAGCGTCAAGTGGTAAATTAAGTGCAGTCGTTGAAAATGGGGGTGGATATGCGAGTATATTAAGTAATAAAATTACATTTAAAAAAGGCTCTCAATATCAAATTAAATATACAGTAACTAAAACTAGTGGCGATACTCTAAAAGTAAATGTTCATCCCAATACAAGTATAACCGATTCAAGTAATGGTGGCAGTATGTATAGTGAGGAAATATCAGGCACAGAGACAAACACTGCAATATTTACAGCTACTCACACAGAGGGCTATGTATTTTTATGGGTAAACGCTAGTTCTGATTCAGATTCAGTAGCAACATTAGATAATGTAAGCGTATACGAGGTAGTAGACCATACCTACAAGCTAATGGCAATAAATGACACAATCCCATCTGGAGGTATAAATGTAGAGGCAGAGGGAAGTGAGATGATATCTAATGATAGAAATCAAATTTTTGATGAAGCTGGACAATGGGCTCAATATAATAGTCCTACTTCAGCAGGTATAGTTAGTGAAAAATTTCAAGTAGTAACTACTGGTTCAGGCACTGAAGGGGCGACTTTACCAGTAGCAAATTTAACAGCTCCAGTAGTAGGAAGAACATATAGAATAAGAGCAAAGCTAGATAATGTTGATGGTGCAAATCTTGATGCGACATATAAGTTTTCATTTGGAGGAACATCTGAAACAATTACTGCATCTGATGGCACTCCTAACAATGGTATGATAACTACTTCAGAAGAAGAATATTATGCAGATGTTGTTGCTGCTAATACAGATGGAAATTTAGCTATTTTAATACCAAATGCAGCTAATGATGAAGCCACTACATTTACTATAGATGACGTATCTGTTAAAGAGGTTCTTGGATACGACTACTACAACGCACCAGCATACAAATTTGGTATTGTATCAAGCGTATACGACCAATCTACTGGAGCAATGAAAACAACTGGAGCTGCAGGAGATGAGGTAGATGTAACAGTCCAGGGTGAGTGTACAATAATATTTTCAACAACTACAAATAAAACTAAAGATTACCTTATAGGTAAGATTGCAACGGATGGGGGAATTTCTCAATATGCTAAAACAAGTGATAGTGTGCTGCCAAATGCAGTTGGAGTTATCACCGAAGATGTTAGTAGCTCAACTAATATTCCTATAATCCTCTTCCAAGGCGTAGAGTTTTCAGAGCATTTTGTACATAAAAACTCCCTACAGGTAATCGCTAAGTGTGATGAGACAATAACTAAGTTTAGACCAGTCTCACTGTTCCTTGACTCAAATGGGGATTTACTTTGTAGGCACGATGACATTCCAGAACAAGCACCTGATTCTGACACAGACCACACAGGCGTTGACCCAGGAAAGTGGGGCGTAGCCGAACTAGAGGGCGTTAGTGGAGAACTAATACCAGTTACAGTAGCAGGAAAAACAACTATATCAACTGCAGCAAGTCTCCCAGAAGCACCAGCAGGAAATTTAATACAAAGAATCGCTGAATCAGGTTGGATAGGAAATAATAGTGTGTCTAACAATTTTACTCCCAATGCACTTGGGGTAATTATGGAAACTGGAGGTGGAGGAGATGAAGTTCCAATTACAATATTTGGTGGTACTCCAATCGGAACCATTACAGACTGGAAACGGACGATTAAGGTAACAGCAAAGGCAAATGGGGCTATAACCCAATACTGCCCAGTTTCTTTGTATTTGGATGCAAATGGCAACTACAAATGCATATCTGATGACATTCCTAATACAAACACAGATAGTTCTAATGGAATATGGTGTGATTTTAGGAAATGGGGCATTGCCCAAGAAGCAGTCGCAGATGGAGAGAATGTAGAGATAATAGTGCAAGGACGTACAAATGTTGTTAACTCTTTAGCTGGAGCTAATAGAGAAGAATATGTTATAAAAATATCTAGTAGTGGAGTAGTAACAGCAACAGATTCTGGTGGATATCAACTATCTATGCTAGGAATAGTAGAAAAAGAAGCAAGAACCTCAGATGGACAACCAGGAACAATAATAATATTTTAGGAAAGCTATGAAAAAAGAAATGAAATTAAGCAAAGTACAAGAAAGTAAACTAAGTAAGCACAAAAAGCATCACTCAAAAAAACACATCAGAGAGATGATAAGAGCAATGCTAAGAGGCAGGTCATTTAACTCTGCTCATGGCATGGCAATGGATAAAGTAGGTAAATAAGGAGTTATTATGAAAAGTAGGTTCCCATTAAAAACAAAAATAAAAGCAATGCTTAAAAGAAAAAAGAAAAGAAAGCAAGGTAGAAATGGCGATGATTATGGTCAAATACCTACAGGCAATGGAGCAGAAAACCCAGTCGGAGGCAATTAATGGCAACAAAAGACTACGATAAAGCAGTGCCAAACGATATGGAGCTGACCCAGGCAAAGGGTCATGTCCCTAGCGATAAGGATAAAAAGCTTCTAAAGTATATGGAGCGTATGTTTAATGCTGCTAAAAGTGCACGAGCTCATAAAGTCCCACGATGGAGACGTAATGAGGAGCTTTATAATGGTGATTTCTTTAAGCCTTTTAAGCTACCTAAGTATAAAACTAGAGTTGTAGCTAACAGTGTTCACTCTATTGTTGAAACTGTGTACTCTATTTTAACAGATAGACCTAATAAAGTAGACATAATGCCTAAAAAAGAAGAGCAGGTAGAGGCAGCTAGGCTAGCACAAGAGGCTGTAGAGTCTGAAATGCGTACAAATAAGGCATTAAGAGCTATAAGTGGCATGAAAAGAGATGGCTTAGTGTATGGTAATGGATTTTTAAAGCTATCCTACAACGAAAATGGCATAGAATACTCCACGCCAGACGTATATACAGTATTTGTAGACCCTCTAGCTACTAGTATAGAAGAGGCAAAATGCATAATATTTGCAACTCCAACATACATAAAAGACGTTAGAGAGAACTACGAAAACGGAGATAAAGTAATATCAGAGGGTAAATTAGACGAATATAAGTCATTTGTACGAATGAAGTCAGATGAAGGTATGGGTGCAACTACAACAGCTTCAGGTGGAGGGACTAAAGGGGCTCCAGGGGCAGCTTCAACAGCGACAGGAGTATCATCTTCAGATGTAAGAACAGACTTCCAAGAAATAGGTCCAACAGACGATATGGACGATACAGAGGTGTTTGGTGGTCAGGTTTTGCTAAAAGAATGCTGGCACTACATGAATGACAAGCTATACTTAACCACATACGCAGGAAATGTACTGCTTCAGCACGTTGAATCACCTACAGACTTTATACCAGTAGTACAATTTAAGAACTATGCAGACGAACACCAATTTTGGGGCAAAGGGGAACCAGAGATTGTTGAACCTCTTGCAGTAGGGACAGCTATACTGCTTTCCCAAAGCCTCGATAACATTATTTACCATGGAAATCCAGCATGGATTATGAGTAAATCACTATCAAAAACGCCTGGAAACCGACCAAGCGACAAACCAGGACAGGTATTTTGGACAAATGGACCTCATGAGAGCATACAAAGGCTCCCAGCAGGCAATATGTCCTCATCAAACCTGCCTTTAGCACAGTATATGATGCAGCTTACAGACTCAATTAGTGGTATTCACGATGTAACACAAGGTCGTAACCCTAGTGGAGTAACAGCAGCTAAAGCAATATCAGCACTGCAAGAGGCATCACAGCAGATTATTAGAGCAAAGGAAAGAGAGATAGGATTTGACTCCATAATAGACATATATAAGCATACTTTAAGTATATTGGCTAATAACTATGAATCAGCAATAATTATTCGTAGAAACACCCAAATGGGCTACGAATTTAAGCAGATACAGCCATATGAGCTTACCGATGACATGGACTTTAAATATGTACCAGGCTCAAGTATGCCAGAATCTCGTGCAAGTCGTATTGACCAGGCACTAGAGTATGTTCAAATGGGACTATTAACACCAGAGCAATTCTGGAGATGGCATGAAAAGGATATTTCTAAAGATATTCTAGAAGAAATAATTGAACAAAAGAAAATGATGCAAGAAAGACAACAACAGCAAATGGATACATTGAACAATTCTACAGACGAGAATGAAATAATGGAAACACTGCTACAACAACGAGCTCAAATGGGTGCAGTCCCAGAAGAGGGAGAAGGAGAGTAAAATGGCTAAAAGAAAAAAGAAAGACGGAGCACGCTCTGCTAAAAGAAGAGCTGCACTTAAGGGTTTTGCAAAAGGTAAGTTCCAAAGTCCAGTTCATAGTAATGGCTTTAAGCAAGATGTATTAATAGATATGTACGGTGGCGACAAAGGTTTTGAATCTGGGTATTTAAATCCTCACCAAAGAGTAAGAGCACAACAGGCATTAGCTGCAGGTAAAACCCATTTTAAACATGGTGGAACAACATATAGAGCTGCAGGTATTGAATCTAGAGGAAGAACTACATACACAGCTACTGCAGACACAAGAGCTGGGAAAGTAAAATAAAATTTTGAAGACCAACACCAAACAAGCGAAAGCAGAAAGGAGCGTCTACAATGCCAAGTCCATACAATGATGTGGAGTTAACGGATTCCGATAAGCAGGGAATATACGAAAACCCAGGAATGACTGAGGACCAAAATCCTCGTGAAGCAGGGGTTGACGGTAAAGAAGGCTTCGGAAGCCAAGCTCATGATACCGATACTCCAGAAGAAGAAGTTGAAACGCAAGCAGAAATGCAAGCTGAGACTGAAACAGAAGGAGCAACTGAAGTTAGTGAGAGCGATGAGTTCAATCTGGAGGACTATGAAGTCGAGATTGATGGTGAAACTTTTGATGGAGCTGAAATTCTTAAGTGGAGAGAAGACTCTTCAAATAAAGATAATTGGCAAGCATCAAACACCCAGAAGGCTCAAGAAATCGCAAAATGGTCAAAGTTCAACAATAAAATCGCAGAAGACTCTGAGTTTCGTGACTATGTAAAAGATTTCTTTTATGAAGATAACGATGGCTTAAAGGAACTGGGATTAGACAAAGAGCTACGACCCCTAGGCTTTGAAGAAGAAATCATGGCAGAACCTGAGAAGGGTGAAACTGACATGAAAATGGAAGAAGTCGAGGGAAGACTAAATCAAATGGAGTTTGAAAGACACGTTGATGATTTAGAATTGGAGCTCAATGCAATAGTTGATGACAACAAAGACTCATTTGAAGGTGAAGATGACGAAATTAAGTTCTTAGAGTTCGCTCAAGAATCTAATATGACTGATTTGAACCAAGCATTTAAGCTTTGGAGTTACGATAAAATGCAAGATGAACTAGACCATCATAGACAGTTAGATGGAAACAAACAGCGAAACATGGGGAAAGTTGTTCATAATTCAAAAGTAGGTGCTACGGAAGTATCAACTCCGAAGAACTACAAGAATATGAAGGACATTAACATAAATGACCCTGATGTCGCAAAATACTTTAACAAATAAAGGAGTAAGAAATGTCAGTAAGTTCAATGACGATTAACTGGGATGCTTTATCCTCGTTAACAAGAGACAAGTTCTTGCCTGTTTTAGTTGATAATATTTTTAACTCAAACCCTTTAGCAGTTAAGCTTCTTAAGAACGCTGAAATGCTAGACGGTGGTAGAAAGATTATTACTCCACTAGAATACGCTAAGAACACAGCTCAAGGCTTCTACTCTGGATATGATGTTTTAGATACAACTCCATCCGACCCTGTGACATCAGCAGTGTGGGATTGGAAACAGGCGTATGCTAATATATCAATTTCTGGTGAAGAAGAATTGAAAAACTCAGGTGATAGCATGGTGTTATCACTATTAAAATCAAAAATGGGAAATGCAGAGCGTTCTTTAAAGGACCTATTCGGAACTAAACTATTTGGTTCAGGTACTGCATCCCCTGGAAGTAACGAAATCACAGCACTTTGTGGTCAAGGTACAGTATCAAGCACAACTCATGGTGACAACGCATTAATTGATGATTCAGGAACATCTATGCACGCTGGTGGTGCTATTGATAATGCTATTATTAGTTACAATAGAAGCTTAGGTGGCGTTAACTCGTCATCATATGATTGGTGGAACGCAAAGTTTGCATCATTTGCATATGACGGAACAGACGCTTCTGATACTGATGACGATGATGCAGCAGAATGGGATGAGCTAACTACTACATCAAATGGTGTTAGTAGAATTGTGGCTAGAATGACTAGAATGTATGGTGCTCTAACTATCGGTAGTGACCAACCAGACCTTATTATTTGTCCTCAGAACTTGTACGATGCGTATGAGACTGGGCTACAAGGAAATAAGAGATTTGTTGGAACAGACGCTGGTTTAGCAGATGCAGGTTTCTCAACTCTTAAGTTTAAAGGTGCAGATGTTGTTGCAGATTCACATTGCCCAGCAGGTGTAATGTTATTCTTAAACACTAAGTATCTTGACTTTAAGACACACAGTAAGAGAAACTTCTCTTTCCAAGATTTCCAGAAACCAATTAACCAAGACGCTAGAACAGCTAAAATCTTCTGGATGGGTCAGTTAGTATGTACTAACCCAAGAATGCAAGGAATGATTGTTGCTGGACCTAGTGGCTACTAGAAAGGGGGCATAACATGAGTTTTATAAATACTGGTGGTATACCTCCTGGTTCATTAACAGATGTTACAACTGAAGCTAAATGGGATTTAGGTAAAGTTGTATGGTCTGAAGATGGCAAGGGCTATAGATATGTTCAGTTTGCAGATGCAGTAGCTGTACTTAAAGGTCACGTTATGACTTATGATGCAGCAGGAAACAACATTGTAACTAATGATGTTACTGAAGATGCAGACAGTAACTTGGCAGCAGGTGTTGCATTGGCAGCAGTTGCTACAAATACAACAAGTCCTCAGTATGGCTTTGTTCAGGTATCTGGACATTGCGATACTATCATTACAGATGAGAATGTATCAGATGGAGACTTCTTGATACCTGGAACTGCAGATGGTGCTGCACATACAATGTCAGCAGGTGAGGAACATAAAGTATTTGCTGTAGCTTCAGCAACCGACTCAGGTGCAGTTGGTGCTGGATGGCTAAGAGGAATACTATAGACAACTCTTACGAGTAACAAACTGGGGGCAGGGAAACTTGCCCCCATATTTGGAGATAAATGAAAGATAGTAAATTAAAAAAAGCAGGGGTATCAGGATATAATAAACCGAAGAGAACCCCAGG